CAGATCTTTTATGTGGCGAACCTTTTTTATCTTCATGAGGATGAGCCATTACTTGCCCCCCTCCTTCTTAGGATTTACATAACCTTGTATTGTTTTCGTATAAACGCCGTGTGCAGGACCTTCATACTCTTCAGCCTTTTCAGTCCAGGTAAAGGTATTATTCTTTCCCTGCTTTGCCTGTGCTGTATATCTAGTACTCTTGTATGGTCCGTCCACGGGTTGTTGTGGTTTTACAGTTTCAATAGCCATTAGTGTATACTCTCTTTCTTTATTACTAATTTTAAATGTGGCGCGGCGATTTTTTTCAATCGTTCCACGTCACGCTGTATGTCAGCTTCAGAATTTCCTGTAGCGAAAGCATTCTTAACCTCCATTTCAGTAAGATTCTTGTCAGTCCACATCGCTTGATGCTTTCCAAGTCGATACGTACTAGGCGGCGCAATATATCATCCGCTTCAATTTTAGTACGCTTTGTTTGATCGGCCTTGAGTTCTGAGATTCTCTCGGCCACGGCAGGATTCCGTATAATAGTCCAAGCATTCTTCTTTGCATGTTGTTCTCCGTATCCAGCACGTATGGCGGCGCGCACTGCATTCAAGTCCTTGATGAACTCTAAGCAGAATTGCTCCTGCTGTGCTGTTAATTTGTCGCCTTTTGCCATAAGTACGATTATATCGTAAAAGGCATTGCAATTCAAGTGCGTTTACGATATAATATGAAGTGCATAGCCCCGCGCTATGCGTCTCCTGTAAGAGGGGGAGGGATTAGAAAGCACACATCACACACATACATACCACCTATAGTGCTCCTCCCCCCTACACACTTCCCACACACAATTTACACACCCAGGGAAAGGGGGCACGCCCCGAATTTACCACTAGGTCCAAAATTTTGATAAAATTTGTCGAGGTGCATATGTGTATGTATACACGGGCATTTTTTCCCTCCCCCCTATCCCTCGATCCTTGCCCCCCTACCCCCCGTCAAACCCTTTTTTTCTGGATTTTTCACAGCTTCCAATTTTTAGAACAAACAGCGAACATTTAAGATCTGGATCTTAATTTAAGGGTAGGTTTAGAGTATCAACAGGTATATTTTGAGTATAGGCAGGGCTTCACCTACCTAGTTATTCCTCTTTAAGAATGGTGAGTAATAGACTAATTAACATGTGTAAGAATTGTGTAGATAATGTGTAAAAAGTTATCCACAACCTGTGGATAAGTTTCCTCTTGACAATGTTTTTTATTCTGATATCCTATAAAAATAATCGCAACATTTTAAAAGGTGGTAGCATGTTCAAAAAATCAACATCTACCTATCGAGTTTGTGAAAACAGACTGACACCTATTCAATGGGGTAGTGTAATGATGCATGGTGACCAATATGTAACACCCCCCAAAAAATCAAAGGTTGTTGTCTATTCCACAAAATCGCATGGTAGACGTGAAAACTTTGAGATTTATGATAGAACATATAGTTCTGAAACTAAAAAGCTATGGACAAAGTTAGTCATAGAAATTGGTCAAGGTCGTTCTATTAAATCTCTTAATGAATGGGAGAGAATGCTCGTTCAAAAATTCGGAAAACTCAACTATCAAAAGGCGTAATTCATACGCCTTTTTTAACTCTTATTTTATAAGTGATACTGCATGAACTTACTAGAAAAAAGAAGATTAGAACTTAAAATTGCAAACATCTTAAGAAAAATTAATGGTGGCAATAACCCACCATTAGTGGAAATGGTTAATTATTTGGAAAAGTATTACGGCTATGAAATAATTGATCCAATTAATGTTAAAATTAAGAAATTGGGGGTATAAATGGCTAAAAATAAATTCAAGAAAAAATATCAGATAAAGTTTAAGAAAACTTTTAATTCTTTCAATCCTATTTTTACACCAGATCAGTATCTTAAATTAAAAGCTGGTTTGGATACACATTTAGGTAAAAAAATAATCGAATGTATTGATGAAGATTTTGACAATTTTTCACTTGATGAGCAAGTGCAAATTAATAAAGAATTGAAAGTAAAATTCACATGACTTTACCTATTAAAACTCTTATCTTTAAAATGACAGCTAAAAAACAAATAATTACTGTATTAAATAAAGATATTAAAAATTCCAATTATTCAAATAAAATGAAAAAAGAGATGTCTTTTCAAACTAAAAGAATTGATACATGGCTAAAAGGTTACACTAAACGCTATGGACTACCTCCACGTTTACCATCTAAAACTTATCCACAACTTTTTAATAGAGGATTTACAAAATAAACCCTTGACAATTTTTGAGTATGCTATATATATATAAATATAGCATATTCAAGTATTGTGAAATGTGCTTGATAAGTATTTGCATGGTTGTAAATGCTTTTTAATTAGGTGGGCAATTCAAACCATAACTTAAATTGTTGGCAAGTCGGAAAAAAAGTTCTCTAATGAGAGTCCAAAACTCATTTGCTTTTGAATACTCTAGCCAAGTTTATGCAATTTAAAAATTTGGTTTGATTGTTACCACCAATTTTAATAGGAATTATTTTATGACTTTATTAAAATATATGCGATCTGATTGTGATTTAAATCGCAATCAAATTGTTAAAATAATTAGTGATAAAAGATGCCCTTCTTCATGGTCAGCCCATAGAATTATAAGTTTTACACAAGAACTTCGTGATTTTGGTAGTAAAGCTGAAACATTAGCTGATGATATATTAGCAAATGAAGATATTAGTTATTGTCATGATTGCGAAGTTGGGGCATTTACAGATGAACTACGTAGCTGTTATCAAGGTGACTTTTATATTTGTGATGATTGTTGTAATGATTCATATACATTTTCTGAAAATCAAGATACTTATATATCCTATGAAGATTATGACGAAGAATCATCAGAAAATCAAGAGGATAATGGGATTTATGATTATACCCATAGGGTTGAAGATGATCTTGGCAAATTATGTTTACCCCACGAAAAACATCTATCTGAAAATAATTTAACATATTATGGTATAGAATTGGAAGTTGAAAAAAGAAATAATTGTCCTCGTGATATAGCATATTATATTAATGATAGTGTATTGAGTGGCTTTGCTCAATGCAAATCTGATGGCTCTTTAGATCATGGGTTTGAAGTAACTACTGCCCCAGCGACTTTTGGCTACCATAAAATAGAATGGGAAAAGTTTTTCAAAGATCAAAAATGTATGACTAATCTTAAAGGTTGGAATACAGATACGGCAGGTTTGCATATTCATATCAGCCGTAAATCTTTAAGACCTACGGATATTGGTAAAATATTAGTATTCATTAATGATGATATGAATACACCTTTTATTAAACAGATTGCAGGCAGATCATCTGACCAATGGGCAAAAAGATCAAAGAAAAAAATTCAAGATTGTCATGGAACTAGTGACAAGTATGAAGCTATAAATATGTCGCATATTTACACCATTGAATTAAGAATATTCAAAAGTAATATATCTAAACATGGATTTTTTAGAGTGCTTGAATTTACTGATGCACTTGTACAATTTTCCAGAAATTATGCAGGGCTAACGGATTTAAGTTTGCACTATAAAACATTTCTACTTTTTATGGATAATGAGATAATCAAATCACAGTATCCAAACCTTACTGCGTGGTTAATTCGCAAGGGTTATTTAACAGGTAGACCTTCTCGTAAGATTAGCTTACAAGAGGAACTTAACGACACAGCAACTAACTAAAGGGGGTTTCTATGTGTCTTATAATTAAAACAAATACTCCAAAGAAATTAAGTTTGCAATTATTGGAAACTGCTTACAACAATAATTCTGACGGCTTTGGTGTGATGTTTTGCAATCAAGGAAAGTTACATACACAAAAGATTGTGCCTAAAACTTTCAAGGATATTGAAAAATTGTGGTCTAAATATAATAATTTAGATACTCCAATGGGATTGCATTTTAGATTTAATACCAATGGTGATACTGCTAGAAGCATGAGCCACCCATTTCAAATCTTATCCAAAGCAAAGGGCGATGATAGAGATATGTGGGTTATGCACAACGGTCCGCAGTTACCAACACCTATGATTGATAACAATAAATCTGATACTCACCAATTTATTAAATGGGTATTAAGACCACAGTTATCAGCCAATCCTAAACTATTATACAATGCTGAATGGCAAGAAATGATAGAGGAAATAATCGGAACTGATAAACTTCTATTTTTAGATGGCAAGACTAAAGAATTTGTTATCTATAATGAAGATGAAGGTAAAGAAGTAGATAACATAGGTTGGTTATCCAATACTTATTCCATACAACCAACGGGATTTGGCTCAAGAAATTATACCTATGATTTTGACACCAATAAAATGAATTGGAAAAATCAAGCGTGGTGGGATACTGATGATTATTCTGGTGTTACTACTACTACTACCTATGGAAACTATGCAAACAAATGGAATAAATCTAAAATATCTGATGTAAAAATTCAAGACTATAGAGATAAAAATAAAATAGATTTATCTAATTACACACCTACTGCTCACTATAATGGACAAGGTGGACTAACTCATACCACCTATACACCAAATAAATATAGTAATGGTGTGGAATTTACTTCTTATCCCGAAGCAAATCAAGAACAAATTTTAGATACATTAGAAAAGAAAAATCTACCTGCCACGCAAAATGATAATATGTTTAATGGTAGATCATTAAGTTGGGAAGATATTTGTTATCTTGACCAAGACGAACTCGAAGATTTATGCGAGGAAAATCCAAAAGGGATTGCCAAGTATATTCAAGAAATGATATTAGGGGGCAAGTATGACTAACACTTTACAAACTCAACGATCTATAAAGAATAAAAAAGTTAAAAGAAAACTAAAACATTTAACATCTATCATGCCTATCCTAAAGTGGTCAGAATTAGGTGATAAAACTTATACGTTTTGTATGCCACTTGGAGTAGGGGGCATGAAAGATTTACAACTTCATACCCCCATTAAAAGTGGAAAGAAAAAAGTGTGGGCAAATGTTTATCAAAAACTTTCCTCACTTCCTGCTGAAATCTATATGAAAAATATTGAATTTGGTTTCATACCTTATCACCAAAGAGATAAGAAAAGAATCATATGGATAAACCAAGAGATAGAAATTCCTGCTAATGACATAAGATGTCTAACTTTAAGAGGAACAGCTATTAATTATAGTGAATGGACAAGAACATATAATCCTTATATCAAATATAATAAATATCTTATTGATAAGGTAAGAAATAATAGACGATTACAAATGTCTTTGCCAAATCTTATAACAAAATATAAAAATAGTGGGAAGTGGGAAGAAATACGATCCATCATAAAAGGTATATGGGATATAACTACTTCCAATAATCTAATGGATATGTGGTATATATTTAGTCGACAACATGAATCTATTAAAGTAGATCATAAATTTATAATACCAAATCCTATACCATCTGTGCGCATTTCTCTTACAGTAGATGGCACTAAACCTTACTTTAATTTCTTATTGAATAAAGATACTACAAAAAGACACCAATTAGAAAATCATATTTCATCAGCCCCAAAATCTTCTGCTGACAAACCCTACACCCAGAAAGAATTTGATAAGGCATATGAAAGATATGTAACTGAAGGTGAATACCCCGAACAAGCATTTCATGATGCTTTGCAGACATCTAGAAGCATGAGCCACCCAAATGATGTAAGAAATAATCCAAGTTGGGTTAGTAGTAGTGAAGAAGATGATCCATTTTAATGTCGAGTAACCTCGAAGAAGTACCGACAAACCTCGAGGGTTACCAAAATCTAGGTAAGGGGGGCAACAAGCGAGTTGTATACACGCAACCCCCTTACCTACTACATATAGTATACATATATATATATATATAATATATATATCGTATGTATATAGGGGAAAACGGCAGGAATAGGGGGGTGGTTTTCTCAAAGTGGTAACCCTCGGGATTTCTCGGTGGTTTCTCGAGGTCTATCGAGAGAAATCTCTTGACAAATTTTCTATCTGTGATAAGATAGGATTAATCGCTGGTATGTTATTCGGATATATTAGCTACGGAACTTACATATGGGTAAGGAGATAGACAATGCCAAGACCTAAAGACTATGAAGAACTGAAACCCTTTTGGGATTACCAACGTAAGAAGGAATACCATAAGAAATTCATATGGAAACTCATACCTAAAGAACATAACGATATGAGAGAGGGATTGTATGACATGGTAATCAAGGTGGGTATGATAGATGATTATAAAATTCCAAATGACTTTCATGTGGGAGATGATCTTCCAAAGTGCCAACCACCTCAAGTAAAATGGGCATGGAATTGCTTGAACTATAGAGTTAGTTCTGTCAATCGCCCTTTCATTTTTATAAAGAGAAAAGATAATGCTTTACCCAATTGAAATAATATACATAGTTATAGTAACAATAGGATTCGCCTTAATGTTATGGACATATTTAAGATAGGAGAAAAAATATGATACTAATTGAAATTAGAATATTAAACTTATCCTTTTTAATTGTTTGGGATAAGACTAAATTAAGGAGCAAAGATAATGCTGAATAAATTTCAAGATCAAGACTTAATGGCTAGTATAGAATTATTAGAGGACGCATTGAAGGGTATTCATAATGCAGAAACTAACGATACAAATTTACCAAATGCAATTGTTCTTATTAGAATAGCCATTGATAAAATTAAAAATTTACACCCGTCTTTATTTAGTTATCCGAAGTCAGCTAAATATATGAAGTCAAGATTTCATCCATCAATAATGGGGAAGAATGATGCAAATACTTAATTGGATACCATCTCATGCCCAACAAATAAGATATGTAGCTCCTTATTATGAGGAAGATAGTGACGGAAATAGTTATGTTTACAATGAAGATGAGTATACGGAAGTATGGCATGAGATTATTAGGGAAGTGCATAAGACCAAGCGACCTATGTATTATCGCCGAAGAACATTAGACTTGGCGAGAAGGGATAGACACCAATGGCAAAAACATATTTATACCAATAATAATTGGCAAGAAGATTGGGATAAACATGGCACTTATGTTCGTGTCAAGGTAATAGGTAGGCGAGTGGTGTTTATTCATGATGAAGAATTTGTGCATAAGAATTGGATAGCTTATAAAAAGAATTTAAAATTGCAAGAAAAAATTCGCAAACTTAAAGAGGGAAAATTTAAAAACTTTAATAAGAAAGAATCATCTTCTGAAAACTTTGATGATATTGAAAAATGGTTGGCTAATGCTTAAAGATAAAGAAAAAAAATATAAACTTACTGATTTAAAAATGGTGAGAGTGGATTGGTTGGACGCTATGTCGGATGATAATACTTGGCAAGAGCTAAATGGTTTAGCTAAACAAACCTTAAAACCCGTCACTTGTGTCGGTTGGATTTTGGCAGAAGATAAGGATAATATAATACTTATATCGTCCTTTGATGAGGACGCACAGATGGGTGGTGGTGGTTGCACGATACCTAAAACATGTGTCAAAAGAATAGTGCAATTAAAAGAAAATTTATTTCCAGAAAGGAATGTATATGAAAGAAGTAGATAGAAGTAATCTGTTTGTGTATGGTACTCTTAAAAAGGGAAACAGTTTACACAGCGTGTTGGGAAATTCATCAAAATTTCTAGGAGTTTTTAAAACTATTGAAGATAAGTTTGATATGTACGAAAATTAAGGGGGAGTTGTATAAGGTGACTCCCGAATGTATGGCGAGAGTGACAGCCGTAGAATGTGGGGCAGGATATGTGCCGTTTATTGTAGAGTTGGAACAAGATGAAGATACTGAAGTAACAAAAGCAATAGCATTTATATATCCCACTCCTTATGCAACTACGAGTGTGTCAAATCGTGTTGAGGAAAAAGGTGGAGTGAAGGAATGGAATGTCTGAACTAATAGCTAGAGCATTAGTGTTAATTGCCTTGACTTGTGTGCCGATTGGTATTACAGTAGGATTTTTAACAGATGATAGATATAGAAACCCGTTTGTATTTATTTTAATATTATTTTTTATATATGTAGGAGCAACGATATGGGTAAGATCAAGAAAAGAAAAATAAAATTTGCAAATAAAGGACATGCATTTGCAGATTTTTATTTACAAAATACAACTAAAGATTTTGAAATAGCAGATACGGAGTATGATTATGCGAAATCTTTTAAGGAAGAAGATCAAGCTAATCATGAAATAGATGAGTATAAAACTCATTATAAAAATAGTAATCAATATTTCAATGATGATCTAGGTGTAGATCAGAATGATTATGAAATAGAACAGGAGAAATATGTCGTGGAATCCAAAGACGCACAACCTATTGCAGTCGATAGATATTTCAAACGCTTTGGAAAAAGCCGTAGAACACCTAGATAATAGTGTTGCCGATGAACCTGCTGTTTTTATAAAGCATGATAACTCTTTCGCTATGCGTATGCGTATGCATAAATATATAAAAGCATTCAAGGAACAGATGAAAGACAAAGGAAATGTGGATGAAAATAAATATAATCATCTAATTTTGACTAGTAATACAGATGGAATTATGATAACATCTGCATTAGACAATAAACCTTTAGTTTTAACAGATGATAAGGGGGAAAAATTATGAAAAAAGGAAATGAAAACGATAGAATGTTTATAGAATGCATTGGTCTGATGCGTGAAACCATAGAAAAAATGTCAGATAAATATCCACTAGAGGTAGTGAATAGTGCTTTGATAGAATTGGGATTGCGTATGTCAATGATACAAGGGGGCAGTTACCATACCATAAGAATATTTGCAAGCATCATGAGTAACGTAGCAACCTTCGGTCAGCTGATGGAAAAGGATATTGCTGAATCTATAAAAGCTGGGCGAAACCCCGATCCGTTTGATGATTGGGAATATACGGCTACTAAAAAAACATTACATTAAAATAATTGTTGACAGGTGTTAACAAATAATATAAAATGTAAATAATATAAGGAGAAGTGTGTGATGACATTAACTAATATATGTAATGTGGTATTAGAACCACATCATACTCAACTAAAAAAATCCAATGAATTATTAGAAAGAATTGCTGTTGCTTTAGAGCAAAAGTATGACATGAAAAATTTATTGAGTGAAACTGAAAAGGAATTTCTAAAAGAAAATAAGGAACCCAAAAAATCCAGAGGAGAAATCATGGGGGAAATAACTAGGAAGTATGTTAATAAATTTAATAAGACATTTAACAAGGAGAAAAAATGAAGTATGATGTGACAACATCCCATTGTTTTACACAGCATTGGGAAGTGGAAGCTATAAATAAAGAACAAGCCGCAAAAAAAGTAATGGAAGGGGATATTAAATTCGATAAACCTTCCCGAACTTATGTCTCAAATAAATTAACCAGAACATTAGTTACAATTCCAGATGCAAAAGTTTTAGCGACAGAACTTGTGCCTAATCAACCCATCAAACCTCAATGGGATACCATTGATGGAGCAGACGGTGAAGAATGATAGAACTTTTTCAAGATTATTCTGGAATTTTATTAGCCATATGCGTGGTTGCTATGGTTGTTGTAATATATTTAAAAGGATAAAGATATGCCCAAGAAAAAAGAAAAAGAAACAGTAGAAGAATTAGTTATACCGACAGAGTTGTTGGAAAAAGATCCAATTGAATTGGCAGATAATGAAAATGATATCAAGACTATCGTCAGTTATTTAAAAAAGACAAGGGAAAATATACGAGCCGCCGAAAAAATGGGTAAAAGAATAACAAGTAAATCAGCTAGGATAAAAACACCCGAACCTGTGGGTGATAATATTCTAGATGTATTGATAGACAATGTATAATTATATTCCTAAAGTTTTATATGATTCTTTGATAGCTCAAGCTAAAGCAGATGTGTTATCTGCAAAAGCTACACTACAAATTTACTTTGAAAACTCAATGGGAATTGGGGAACACCCACAGCATACAGAAGAAATGGCTAAACTAATAGATAAGATAGCAGTAGCTGAGGATAGAAAATCAATTCTCGAACGGCATTTCCAAGATACATATGGGAATATAAAATATGAACCGAAGAAGCGCTAGAAAAAGAAAAAAGGAATGGAAATCAATGGTGCATTATACTCAGTTATTTGGGTATCTTGCAATAAGTTTAATTATAATAAGTATAATTATGCTAATGATAATAGTTTAAATTAAAGGAGTGTGTGTGGTGGAACAGCCAATCAAATTAAAAAAATATATTTATGATAAGGATGATAATCCCCGTCAATTAATTTGGGATTCTTCAAGTCTTTCTACATTTCTGGCATGCCCTAGACTTTATAATTTATCTAATTTATTGGGGTATAAATTAAAAATGTATGCTCCCGTCACGGGATTTGGATCAGCAATTCATGATGGGTTTGAAATTTTAGACAGATGTAAATTTGAAAAGAAAAGTAAAGAAGAAGCTGTGCTTAAAGCAGTGACTCATATTATAAAAAAATGTGGGGAAGATTTAAATAAGTCAGAAGATAAGGCACGAGGACTTGAGGCAGGAATGAGGGCTATCGTTTGGCGAGCAGAAGAATTTTGGGAAGACAATTTAAAAATTGCAACCATGCCCAATGGTGCCCCCTGTCTCGAGCAAAGATTTGAAGTGCCGTTTGGTGATGTAGGACATAGGTTGTCAGGTAGAATAGATAAAATTGTGGAGTTGGATAATCGTTTGTATCTATGTGATACTAAGACTACCAAGACTTCATTAACAGATTTATATTTTAGAAATTTTCAACCTAATAATCAGATCTATGCTTACATATGGGCGGCAAGAAATATATTGGGGTTGGATATCGAAGGCTTTATTGTTGATGCTGTGCAAACAGGAGTTAATTTTTGTAGATTTAATAGAAGTATATTTAATGTATCACAAAAATCTATTGATGAATGGTATAAGGATTCTCAATATGCTATTAGTTTAGCTGATGCATATAGTATAAATGAATATTACCCTGCAAACTTTACATCATGTGGGAATTATGGTGGATGTAAATTTAGGGAAGTGTGTTCAGAATCTCCCGACCATAGACAAATTATATTGAATGAAGATTTCATAAGGGAACCTCATGTTGATTTAATAATAGATAATGTTATTCATGTTAATGAAAATATTTTTAAGAGAAAGAAGAAATAAATGTATAAACCTTTGATAAAAAATTTAACAATAAAAAAATCTGGAATCAATGGTCTTGGTGTATTTGCAACAGAGGATATCAGTAAGGGTAGTGTTCTTGGAGTATCTCATGTTAAAGATTCTGGAGCTGAGAATGGATATTGGAGAACACCTCTTGGAGGATTCATAAATCATTCTGATAATCCCAATTGTGAAAAATCAGAAAATAGATTTACAAATAATCTTTACTTGATGGCAATAAAAGATATTAAAAAAGACGAGGAACTTACTGTATATTATACACTTTATACTATGAATAAATCTTATTCAGAACAAATGCAGGATGAATTGGAACCTATAGTAACAGCACCTATGATGGAGATGGAATAATGCATGAAGTACAAAGAATGAATAAAAAAGAATTGATGACTCATATGTTAGCTTTGGTAACAGAAGTACAACATTTGTATACTTTATTAAAGCCACATGACACAGGAAATATTCATGATACTATTGGCGTGTTACACAGAAGGATAGATGAGATAAAAGATTGTCTAACTCATAAATAAAATGTTAGCAACTATATATTGGATATTAAGTTTTGCATTTTTAATTTTGAGTATATGCATGTGTGTGTATATTTTAATAGAAATTTGGAAAGGGATTAATAAGAAATGAAGAAAGATAAATTGCTTCCGTTAAAGGATCATTGGATTCCTGGTCTTACAGAAAGACCTATGCCTCCAAAAGATCCGAATGATAATTGGATGAATAAGATATATACAGTTGCAGGATACATTTCTGTTGCATTAGTGATATGTCTCTTTTTATATTTTATAATTTATGGAATTTAAATAATGAAATATATTATAATAGGTATAACATTATTAATTATTTCTTATATGGTGGCAATTAATTATATGCAGTTGAATTATCCAAATCACTTTGGGCATTTCACAGGGATGATGGATGAAAACTAAGGAGGTTATTAAAATTTTGGAAGAAAATAAAATTACTAACGTGGGGAAGAATACACCTTATAGCATGGAAGAAGAATCCATTACCATCATACATACAAAAACGTTTTACTGTGATGGATCAGAAGATGATCATGAACAACATCCACGGGTACATTATACGTTTGATAATAAAGTGGACAGTACGGATGAAAAAATGTTCGAGAGAAGAGGGTACGTGGTATGTGAATATTGTTATAAAAAATTTAAATATGAAGAAAAAAAAGATAACAAAGATTTTGTAAATAAAATTTTAAAGGGGAGTGGCTAAATGAGATGAGTAAAGCAGTATTGAAAAGAAAGAAACATAAGGGCAGGCGTAAGGTTGGCTCAAAAAAGAGACGCAATCGTAGGCGTATCCGACTCGGATTAAAGGTGAGAAATAAATGAGTCTAATTGATATGATAGTTATATTCATAGTGGGTATAATACTTATATTAAGTGCAGTACTTATATATTATTATTACTATACTAGAAGAAAATAATTGTTGACAATTATTTTATTTATGATAGACTATAAAAATTATAGGAGATAAAAACATGGCAAGTATTAAAAATCATATATCAACTGATGTGACTAAACTATTGCTCGTAGGAGATAGTGGTTCTGGAAAGACGGCTTCATTATCGGCACTCGCTAATGCAGGATACAATTTACGTATCTTGGATTATGATGATGGCTTGGCTATTCTTCCAGAATTTTTAGATTCAAGTGCAGTAGATAAAGTTAGTTATGTTACGTTGAAAGATCCAATAGGAAAAGCACATGCTTTTCGTAAAGGAGTTAACCTCATTTCCAATTGGAAAGATGGGGATGAAGAGTTTGGACCTGTAAGTAAATGGACATCTAAAGATGTGTTGGTGATTGACAGTTTAACCTTGATGGGTGAAGCAGCTTTAAGGGGGGCACTTGTGTTTAATAACAAGAAACCCACCGATCAAGCTAGTCAGCCCGAATGGGGAACCGCCGCGCGTGATGTCCAACACATCATTCAATACTTAACGGGTTCAGAAGTTCCGTGTAATGTGGTAGTGACAACACATATGCAATACATGGAAGGCGATATGGGTGTGTCGAAAGCATATCCAACTA